TACATATATTATAGTGTCATCAATACCAACACTTTGATTTAAATATACATTTGGTGAAACTACTTCTGGTGTTAAATTATCTAGTTTAAGATACTCTGATATATTATCAGTTATGTTTACAAGTCCACCCTGATATTCTTGTGAAACATAATACTGATTTAAAAACTCAATAAATTTTGGATTTTGTTCAACCAAAAATTCTGGTATTTGATTATCAATAATGTCCTGAATTTTTACTTTTGATTCAAAATTTGACTGTACCATATTATGTTCTTATTAAACTTCCGTTTGAGTAACTTGATTGATAATAATCTTTGGCAAATAAAATGCCAGAAGTATTTTCACCAGAATACATTACATCTTTAATCATATTTATTTTACTTTTTGAAATGTCTAAAGAAAGATAAAGTTCTTTAAGAGCAATAACATCATTTGATTCTGGATATGCCTGTATTTCAACAACACTATTGGGTAATTCAGTTTGAACAATATTAATTGCATTAATTCTGATTTCACCAGTAACATAATTAACAATACCTGCAGATTTAATTACAGTTGTTGGAGAGACATCTGGATTTGAGGATAATTTTATAACAGCAATAGTTCCAGTAATTTTATCTGGATGTGGTATATCTGTGAAATATAAAAAGTCCGTTTCTGAAGCAATTTTAAATCCGGTGGATTTTATATTAGCACCTTCAGAATTTACATGGAATCTATTTCCATAGCAAAGTTCATATTCAGTAAATTGATTTAAAAGTACATTTAAATTTCTTCTAATAATTATTTTGGTAATATTTGATGTAATTGATACATCAGTATTGTCAATTAATTGAAGCATTTTACTATACTTAAATCTACCACCAAATTTATTTAAATCTAATGACTCTCTATAAGTAGTTAAAGAATTTTCTATTTTTGTTCTTATATTCTCTGGACCAGACGCTGTAGAAGTATTATAGTAAATATAGGAGTCCAGTTCTACATAAAGAACTTTGACATCTACTATTTTTTGATTAATACCTGTGATTGAATATTGCTTTAATTTTGATAATATAAGTTGTTTATCAAATTGAGAAAGATATAGACCATTTTTCGGTTTAATTGAAATTGAAATTGAACCATATTCAGGAGGATCTAACTCTTCTCCTCCTATCACATTAACCAATTCGGCATTTGGGTATATTATGGTCTTTATAATAGACTCATAATCACTAGCGGTAACTGCTCTGTATTGTGATGAATAAAGTCTTGGGGCAAAATATTTAATTGAGTCAATAGATTCTATATTTGAACCATTTTTAGATGATTGAACTGTAGAAACTGTTACAGTATCTGATGGTGCAATCAAAGCACCATTTGAATTTTTAATTGAACCTGCAAATGAAAATTCTGATGCTCCATTACCATCTCTACCATCAGTGACAATATAATTGACTGTAATTACTGATCCAGTTTCAAGTTTTTTACCAAAAATACCATCACCAAATAAAAGTTCATATTTTTCATCCTTTACTTCTTGAACTAAAAATATTTCAGAATCTTTATTAATTGTAACTATATTATCAACGAGAGAATATTTTTTTCCTAGTCCAGTATCACTAGAACCTTTTACATAAACTCTAATTGTATCTGTATCTACGTAAGGGTTAGGTATTATAAATCTTTGATCAAGAGATGCGTCTACGGTAAAAGTTAAAGATAAGAATCTTCCTTGATATATTGTAATATTTTCAAATGAAGCACTACCGTTTACAACATTACGAGTAATTTCTTCAGGTATTGAAAAAATATAAGAACTATTATCAACAGAACCTACGCAAACTAACTCAGGTTGAAGCGAAAGAGTTGAAGTATCGTTAGTAGTCGATATATTAAATGATACTACTGATGTAGAACATTTCCTTGACCTTGGAACATAACCAATATTTCTTGCAAGAGATACTACGTTTTCACGAAGGGTTGCAGAATCTAAAAATACCTCATTAACAGACAAGTTTGAATTGAATGCATTAATATAAGTATTATATGCTAAAGTGTCAATTAAAACTGAAAAATTTGACCCCTCAAAATCAAAATCTGTAAAATTAGAATTCGCCCTCAGATAATCCTTTATAGAGGTTTTTATCTGATCAAAATCTAAATTTGCGTAGTTAGTAAAAGGCATTTTATCTCGTTGCCTCTAAAATGAATGTAAACTCTTGTGTTGGAAAGTCCTGCCCAATGATATCAAAAATAACAGTAACTTCTAAAGCATTATCGTCAAATTCTGAGTTAACACTCACTTGAACATTTTCAACTCTTGGTTCATAAAGATTAATTGATGTTTTTATCTGTTCTTCAATGATTGATAATGTTGCATAATCAATAATACCAAATAAACTAGATCTTACCTCTGAACCAAAATCTGGATTAAAAAATCTTTCTGTAGGTATTGTTTCTACAATATTACGTACTGATCTTATAATTGCCCTTTCATTTTTTAATATTGGTAGATCTTTTGTTACTGGATGAGGATCAAAGGATAAACTAATATCTTTAAATGATCTAGATATCCTAATGATTGACATTGTTCAGGACTATTTTCTTCAGTTATTTATGATTATTTCCAAGAAATACCATAATTAGGTTCTGTTCCATATTCCCAATCATCATAATCATCTAAATTTCTAATTTTTTGATGTAATTTAGACTGCTCTTTTAGATAATGTTGATTTTTTGGGACATCATCGTGCATGATTTCTTGAATCACTTTTGGTTTTTGATTTAAAGATCCATAATCTGATGTGAGTGATGTTGTTCCCCACATCTGATACATGTAATTTTTGTCTCTATCAACTGGTAAATTGGACATTTTAGCTCCTGTTTTAATGAATAAAACAGAACTTTTATAAAGGAGGTTGCTATCTCCTTATTTTTATTTAACGATTTAGTTCTCTGATGTTATAATTGTCAGAATTTAAGTATTTTAAGAGTTCCAGAGCAATTAATCGTGGATTTCCATCTCCACAAGTATAGACATCAATTGCAAGACACCCATTTTCGGGCCATGTATGACAAGAAACATGACTTTCTGCAAGTGCAATAACAATTGTACATCCTTGAGGAATAAAACAATGAGAAAAAACGTTCAAAATAGTCATTTTTGCACGTTCTATTCCACTGATCATGACATTTTGAAGAGAATTACTGTCATTGATAAGTGAAAAGTCAACATTATACACCTCTAAGAGTAGGTGTCTTCCCATTGAGTGCTGTTCCAATTCAGAATGTGTAAAAAGTTATTTATTTCTTATTTTTTGAACCATTTCATAGTCATTTTCAAGAATTTCTTTTAAATATTTTTCATCCCAATGATCATAATAAGTTGTTTTTGCCAATGATGCTCTTAACTGTCGTAAAAATTCTGCATTTTGATATAAAATCAGATTATATTTCCCATTATTTGTTGGTATAGCATTTATAAAACTAGGTTCATCTCTAAAATCATCAAAAAATTTATATTTTGGATATTCCTGATTGAGTTTATCTATTCTTTTATGTGCAAAATCAAGATCTAAATCATCTTCAACAACAAAAATCACAACACCAAACTCTTGATTTAGAGGTTTGATGTTGTGAATTGAAGTTTTTATAATTTTATAAGTATTATTTTTTGCAAACGGGCAGATTGAAAACCCTGAAAGATCTGGATTTGATGTTGTAATATTATCTATCCATTCTTTTAGGTCGTTTTCAATCTTTTCATTCATCCCTTACCCTGACCTCTATAAGGTTTTCTTGCCTTATTACGAGAAGACGCAGCGTACTTAGTTCCATCTCCGTCTCCTTGACGAGACTTTTTAGGAGGCCCTGGAATATAAGAACTATTCTTATTCAAACCACCTTTTGCTTTAACTGCCATAAGACTTTAATCTCCTTGTATAATTTCAGTGTTTAATTCATGAGGTGCAGGACTTCCTTTTTCATAGAACTCCTGTGCCAGATCTTCCATCACATCAAAATAATCTTCTTCTGAAAGATCGGAATAAATTTTGCGACCATTGCAGTAGATGTTATATTTTTCGTGTGAATCTGTCATAAACTCAAATAACTCTTGTTTTTTCGTGTCCGACTCTGATACGAGGATCGCACCAAATTTCAAATCCTGCTTCTTTTGCATCCAGACAGAATGACACATCTTCGCCACACATATCTTGGACTTCACCAGATTCAAAGACTTGCATCTTAGGTGCAAACCAAGGATACTTCATTTCAGGATGTTCAAAGACTCCCTTCTTGATCATTAACCAGCCAAATCCAGCATAATCAACTGTAAATGGTTTACGTCTCTTTGTGATGCTTTCAAGGGTTTCGTGATTCATGACTCCACCATTTGAACGGAAGTCATCTTCTTCCATCCAGTGTGCAACAGAGGTGGTGTGACCATCTTCGGTACAGTACCAACCACTTGCAATATCTTTGTCAAGAAGAATCAATTGCCAAAACTTTTCAGTATTGAAGACAATATCAGAATCAATCCAAAGTTGCCAGTCATAATTTAATTTTCCGTCCCAGGGAAGTTGATCAGGTCCTCTCAGAACATTCGCACCTAAACATTTGCATCTTGCAAAGTTTACCATGGATGAATAGTCTTGCGAGATCTGGATGCTTGCTCCCGCCTGCACCAGGTCAAAACAAAGTTGTACGAAGTTCTTTAGATAGGTATAAGAAACTCCTCTTCCGGGTA